GTCTGCTAGAACGGTCGGGTGACTAACCCACTAAAGCCTTCTTTACGTCACCTTACACTAGCTTGCGAGGCCAGCGCGAGACGAGAGTCATTTTGACATTTAAATTACGATTGTCAAATCGCTCTAACGTACCCCCGGTTGGGGAACCGCTTGGAAGCCACATGTGGTTAAACTTGTGGCCTGCTGCCTTTCGAAGCTTTGTACTTCTAATCAACAATATTTCCAAACGACCGCGGTGATCAACATCATCGGGGACTGATCCTTTCTTCGAGCAGTGCTCAAATACTCCGACCAATCCCTCTGGGACCTCTTTAACCTGTCCGCACAGCTTGGCGCGGACGGTCTGGAATTCCCATGACATTGTGTCACCATTGTATCGACATTTAGGCTCCGTCTCACGTGTGAAGTGAAACCCGACTGAGGACGTATCAATGTAATTATTGATCATCAGCTTCTTTTTTAGCCGATCGTCCCTCGTTTTGTCAGGTAAACACTTTAGCACACTCTGCGATAAGTACCATGCCGTCCTCGGGTATTTCTCCCAAAGACGATTAGCCAAATCGCAATATGAGACAATAGCTTTAATGTCAATCTTCGTACGCGTTATTGCCGGATGTAATTGTCTGACATACAACGGTGTAACTATCTCACCATTATACGCTTCAACGCCACAAGACTCACGGTAGGCCGACCTCGTGTAAGATTTTTCACGATTCACTATCATACCCAGATTTTCCAGGGTATTAACAATGACTTCGTAATATCTGCTAGGGACAATCATGTCGTCCCCGTAAACGAGTATGTCACCTTTTCTGTATACACCGTGAACCTCTAGTACACCCTTGCATAATGCAAAGAAAACGAGGGCTTCGATAGGGAAACAAGTTCCGCTTCCCATACCCGCGTGCATGTTCAGCCTCACCACTTCTCCGTTCGGAAGAAGTGCGTCAGGGGTCCTGACGGCCTCTAGGGCTTCAACAATGACATCTTGAAACAGCCACTTGATGTGGCTATCCCAACCGACTCGATCAGAGGCGGATTTCAGATCAATTGTTGCGCGAGACCTCGTTATGCTGGCTTTGAGAGCAGCAGTTTGATTTATGCGTTGGGACCGAAAGTTTATGCACCCAAATG